ATATAATACTAAAAAAAATAAAGGGGTTTGAGTAATGAGTATTAGAGATAAAATAAGATCAGCCACACTTGGCAACAAAACAAAATTTAATTCAAAAATAGTTAAATATAATGGTGTTGAAATTGAGGTAAGACAATTAACACTAAAAGAAAAAACAGATTATTATTCAAGTTGTATTGACGAAAAAACACAGTTACCTAATCCATTAAAATTGCAGGTATTAGGGATTATATTATCTTGTTATGTGCCAAACACAAACGAAAAAGTATTTGAATATTCTGATTTTGACGTGTTAGCGTCCGATGTTGCAGGTGGATATACAGATGAGTTATTTTTAGCTTTTAATGATCTTTCTAACTTAAATCTTGACGAAGCAAAAAAAAATTCAAATTAACAGTTACTCCAAACGGTAAAGAGTTAAATATTCAGGTAACTAGAGAATATTTAAAATTTGAGTTAGCTGAAAAATTATCAAAAACAATTGAAGAAATTGAAACTATACCTTACAACGAGTTTGTGCAATGGTTAGCCTATTTTGAAGTAAAACATGATATAATGAAAAAGCAAGAAAAGCATTATGAGCAACAAAATAGGAAATAATGAATAAATGAGTTTAAATTTAGGTACAGTTTTTTATCAATTAGGTGTTAAAACAACAGGTTTAAGAAATGCCTCAAAAGACGTTGTTCAATTTCAAAAACAAACACAAAAAAGTTTTAATTCAGTAAATTCAGTAGCAACTAAACTAGCAACTACACTGGCAACAGTTGTAACGCTTGAGACAGCAAGGCGGGGTTTGATGTTAGCAGATTCAATGGGATTGTTGAAAGATAGGCTTAACGCAGTTGTAGGCGAAACAGAAAAAGCAGAATATATATTCAAACAATTATCTAAAATATCAGCAACGACAGGATCGTCAATTGATACGTTAGCGTCAAGTTTTCAACGGTTTATTTTTGCAAAAGAAACATTAAGTGCGACAGACGCACAACTTTTGACATTAACAAAAAGTTTTTCAGAATTAGGTTTGATATCGGGTGCAAGTGTAGATCAAATGAAAAACGCTACATTGCAATTATCGCAAGGTTTAACTAGCGGTAAATTTCAAGCAGAAGAATTTAATTCTGTTATAGAAAATGTACCATTAACGCTTAATTACATTGCTGAAGGTATGGGAATTACAACAGCACAACTCATTCAAATGAAAAGGGAAGGCGAGTTATTAAGTAAAGACGTTTTTGACGCTTTAATTTCACAAGCTGAAGCAATTACTAAACAAGCAGAACAAATGCCTATGAGATTAAGTAGAGGTTTCCAAAGACTTCAATTAGGTATAAATCTTGCATTAACACAAATTGATGAAACTAACAGTATAACGTTGAAATTAGGGGGTATTTTAGCAAAGGCGGGAGAAGAAGCACAAAAATTACCATTTATTTTTGAAGCAATGTATATTCAAGCTCAAAAATTCATGGATGAAAACGCAAAGTTAAAACAATTTATTGTTACGTTTGCCGGTTTATATGGTTCAATTTTTGCCGTCAATGTAGCTTTATCAGTAACTAGAGGCTTAATGTTATTAATAACTAGAGCTAATCCTTTTATATTGATAGCAACTTCGGTAATAACTTTTTACAGGGAAATTTTGGCGGCTTCACAAGCTTCACAAAAATTATTTACAGCCTTAGAGAAATTTTTTAATTTTGATTTATCTGGTGCAAAAGATGAATTATTAGGCATAAAACAAGCTTATCAAAACGCTTTAAAAGTTGAAACTGAAAACGACAGTAGCCCTTTTGAGAATTTAAATAAAACAATCGAAAATTTAATGAAAACAATATCGGAATCATTAGACAACTCAATAGATTTAAACAAACTTGATCTCACTAAAGGGTTTTTAAACGAAATAGAAAGATTGCAAAGCGAATATCGTTCTAAAGAAATTGAACAAGCAAATAAACAAAAAGAAAAGTTAAATGAAATTGAGAAAGAAAAATCGTTTGTTGCTCTTAAATGGGCAGAATATAAAGCGAATGTTAAAAAAAGTTTTTTAATTTCGGAAGGTAAAGAAAATAGACGAGCAAGTGCAGAAGAAATACAAAATGCAGGTAATAGTTTTAGAGCTTTAATTACTCAAAGTTCGCAATACAGTAAACAAGCTTTTGAAATTAACAAAGCATTAAGTATGGCACAACTAGCCATGAAAACACCAACAGCAATTGGAAACGCTTATACGTTTGGTACTGGTATAGGTGGTCCATTAGTAGGCGGTATTTTTGGCGCAACAGCAGGGGCTTTCATGGGTTCACAAATTGCGGGAGTATCTAAACAACAGTTTACGCCACGAGCAATTGGGGGCGATGTGTTTGGTGGTGGTAATTATTTAGTTGGAGAAAATGGACCAGAGCTATTACAGTTGGGAAGTAGGGGCGGACACATAACACCTAACCATCAATTAGGTTCAATGAACAATAATTACTCCCCAAAAATAAATGTTACAGTTCATAACGCACAGAATCAAACAGCGACAGTTCAGTCCAACGAAAATAACGGCAATATTGATATTGATATTTTCTTGAAAACTATTGAAAATAATATTGTAAGTGGTATTAATCAAGGTGATAGTACATTGGCTAAAACAATAGAAAACACTTATAAATTATCAAGGCAAGGGGCTTTTGCATGACAACTATAAACTACCCTCATTCAGTTTTACCTTTACCTCTTGTGAGCAATGCAAGACACCAAGAAGAAGCTAGATTAATACGTACTCGGATGGATTCAGGGTTTACAGTTGCCCGAAAACGATTTACAAAAGTACCAGTTAATTTTGATTTTCAATTAATTTTAGACGAAGCTAGTTTGTCTTATTTTCAAGCTTTTTTTAAATTTGAGCTAGATTATGGTTTAAATTGGTTTAACATGAATATGCCAGTTGGCGACAGTGTCCAATCATCTCACGAAATAAGGTTTATAGAAAATCCCAATTATACATGGAACGGAAAATTTTGTACTGTAACGTGTAAATGTGAAGGTAACGAGCTTAACACAGGCATTAGTTACGATACTGTTATGTTAGGTTTAATAGTTTCATTAGGTGGGGGAGTAAGAGGGTTTGAAACAGCGTCAAATTATTTAAATAAAATTGATGTGGCTATTAATAATAATTTGTATAACGCTTTTAAAAATTTATAAATGAGGAGATAAAAAATGGCAAATCCAACACAAGTACAAATTGATAAATTCACTACAAACACGACAAGATTAGATAGTTTTGTAAACGGTGGTATAAACGATACTGTAACATTAGACAGCGGAACAATTAAATCATTAACTGGTGTTATAGGTGAGTTATCAGCAGTTAATCCAAGAGGTAATTGGACAACAGCGACAACATACGCACAAAAAGATATTGTTGTTGAAAGTTCAGTTGTCTATATTTGTGTTATTGCTCATACGTCAGGCACATTTTCAACAGATTTAAGTAGTGGGTATTGGGGAGCTTATCAGATAGACCCTACCAATGCAGTAACATTATTGAATGATTTAACCGTTACGGGCGATTTAGTAGTGAATGGCACAACTACACAAGTCGATTCAACAGTAACAATGTTATCAGACCCGATAATAACGTTATCCAAAGACACTCAAACTGTTAATGACGGAAAAGATCGAGGAATTGAATTTAAATATTATGATACATCTGAAAAACTTGGTTTTTTTGGATGGGATAGATCAGTCAATGCCTTTACTTTTGTACCCGATGCAACAAATGGAAGTGAAGTAATAAGTGGTAGTGTTGGTAATGCCATTTTTAATACAGTAACAGCAAATTTAAGTGGGGATGTAACAGGGGATGTAACAGGAAATCTCACAGGAACAATATTAACAGCAAGTCAAACTAATATTACAGGCGTAGGAGCTTTAAGTACTGGTTCAATAACAAATACGTTTGGGAATATTGATATAGGAAGTTCTAATTTAACAGCGACAGGTACAACAACATTGGAAAGTGTCGGAATTGGGACAGCAAGTCCAAGCTCAAAATTGCAAATTGAAAGTGCATATACACTAGCAAACGGAACATCTCAGTTTTTATTAAAAAACACAACTGATGGCGAATCCGCTTGTATAGCTTTTGAAGCGGTATCAAGTGGCGGTTCAACAGGCAACAAGGGAGCTATTTATTTTAACGCTGGGGCTGGTGGGGCAGTTACAGATAATAGGCTTGAATTAAACGCTAATCACCAAAACTCAATTACTCCGCATTTATCAATTAACGGAAATGGTAATGTTGGTATTGGAGACACTTCCCCCGTAACTAGGTTTGATGTTACAAGTGCAAATTCTTCAATATCTGCCAAGTTTGGTAGATATGATAATCATGGTTTATTTTTGCATTCAGACGGAGGAAGTGGTACTTATAATTGGAGAGTAACGACACAAACAGTAGTCGATGGTGGGCTTGAAATAGCCCCTTCAACATCAACTGGTGGCACAACTTGGGCAAGTCCCGTCTTAGTTGTAAAACAGAGTCAGCGTGTGGGTGTTAATCTCAATAGCCCCTCATATGCTTTAGATGTTTCAGGTTCGATAGCTTACTCGGGCAGTTTGGTGTCTACTTCAGACAAGACATTGAAAAAAAATATACAGAAATGTCCAGATGACATTTTTTCAAAATTATTACAAATTGAAAGCAAAAAATTTAATTACAAAAATGAAAAAGATACAAAAGATTATTTTGGTTTTATTGCTCAAGACGTAGAAAAAATATTCCCAAGCTTAGTACAAAAAAGAAGTGATGGGACTTTAACTTTATCTTATGTCGAAATGATACCTTTGTTATTAAAAGCTATTCAAGAATTACATAAAAGCATAAATCCAACAGGTAAAATTAATTTAGGTTAATTTAAAAAATATGACAACGGAGAGTTTAAAAGAAAATTATGTAAGTTCGGGTAATGATATTATATTGCATACGTTGCAATTAAATCACACCACGTTTTCAAGTCCTTATTATATCGTACAAAATAACGATGATTTTGTTGCTAATTTAGAAAATGGAGGACCTTTGGCAACATTTCAAAAATACAGTTTTACTATTGACGGACCATCGAAAAACTCACAAGGTAATCAATACATTAATATTAATATTGACGCAGTTAATACAACGCTTGTTGATATGCTCGAAAACACGTCATTAGATGAAAATAACAATCCTATTGAATTAATATACAGGGTATATTTAGCAAGTGATACTACAACACCGCAAGCAGACCCCACC